CTGGAACTACTGTAAATGTAAGAAAAGAATTTAGCCTTATTCGCTTAACTGGTCATGATTTTCTCCAAATTGGAACTGGAGATAGTGTAACCACAAATTGGCCAGGAAATCCAACTCAACCAGCTTCACAAGCGGATCAAATTGTAACAAATTCAACCGACCCTGGTCGTGTTTACTATGTTGCAACAGATGATCTTGGTAATTTTTATGTTGGAGATTACTTCAAGGTTGATCAGGCAACTGGTAATATTACTCTTGATGCATCCGCATTTGACTTAACAGGTCTCCAATCACTAAGACTCGGTTCTCTTGGTGGATTGGTTGGTGCTTCTGTCAATGAATTTTCAACCGACGGAACTCTATCACAGAATAGTGATACTAAGGTTCCAACTCAAGCAGCAGTTAAATCATATGTTGACACTGTAAATGCAATTAATCCATCTGGTGGTACTTTATCTATCAGTGGAAATCTTACAGTTACTGGAACAACCACAACAGTAAATACAACCAATACCACAATTTCTGATCTATTGATTGAATTGGGTTCTGGTGTTACTGGAGATCCATCTGGTGATGCTGGTATTGTTATTGAAAGAGGATCTGGTAGCAATGTGTTTATTGGTTGGGATGAAAGTGAAGATAAAGTTCGTTTTGGTCTCGGAGCTTTCACTGGAGCAACAGGTGGCGATCTGACTTTCAACGATGCAGATGTCCTATTTGGAAATATTCAAGCTTCCAGAATTACTACCAACGAAGTAATTGAAAAGGTTTCTGTAAAAACAGATGTTCTAACTGGAACTCCAGTCATCAATCTTGAAGAAAACGCTGCTCATTATTACACAAGCAATTCATCATCAAACTGGACTTGGAATTTCCGTGGTGGTCCAACAACCACACTAAATTCCATGATGGCAACTGGAGATGCAATGACTGTTGCTCTTATTGCAACTCATGGTACAACAGCATATTACAATAATGGTTGGCAAATTGATGGAAGTAATGTAACCGTCACTTGGGCAAATGGATCTGCTCCATCACAAGGAACTGCAAGTGGAAATGATATCTATACATTCACAATTATCAAAACTGGATCTGCACAATATTCGGTATTTGGTAACGTATCTTCATATAGCTGATAAGGAGAACTAAAAATGCCATTTTTACAAACTCTCGGTGGTGGATCCGTTAGAGGATTTAGATCTCTTGGCGGTGGTGGTGCTGAAGAATGGATTGCTGCTACTGGAGGTACAGTAACGACATCAGGTGATTATAAAATTCATACTTTCCCATATAATGGTGGAAGTTCTCAAACACTGTCAATTACAAATTCTCCTGCTGATGGATCTGGATTTTTAGAAATTTTAATGATCGGCGGCGGCGGCGGTGGTGGTGGTCGTGCTGGGGCTGGCGGAGGAGCTGGTGGCGTTGTATGGAGAAGAGCTCAAAATGTTACTGGAAATGGTAATATAACCATTACAGTTGGTAATGGTGGATCTGGTGGACCAACAGACACATATGGTGCAAATGGTGGCAACACCTCAATGACAAGTTCAATTGGAGTAAATTTAACTGCTGTTGGTGGCGGTGGTGCTCCTGGTGGTAATTGTAATCAAGATGGACGCTCACAGGGATCTGGTGCTGGTGGAACATACGGAGGTTATGGTGGCACAGCAACTGCTGGACAAGGAATGGCTGGTGGAGATTCTGGTGGTGGTGTGAACGGAGGAACTTGTGGTGATGGTTCATATCCTTATAAAAATGGTGGCGGTGGTGGTTACCTAGAATTTGGTCAAAACGGAAACGTTGGTGATGGTGGCGGTAGAAGAGGTGGGGATGGAGCATATTTCACTATTTCAGGAACTCAAACTGGATATGCTGGCGGTGGTGGTGGCGGTGGACACACCCCATGGAATGGTAGTCCTACAAATAATGCGGCATTTGGTGGTGGTGAAGATGGTGGAGCTGGATATGGAGACGGTTCCGCTGGAACCGATGGAAAAGGTGGTGGGGGAGGAGGTGCTTCTTCCAATGGTGCTGGAACAAACTCTGGAGGAAGTGGGGGAAATGGTATCTGTATTGTAAGATATCGCTATCAAAATACTACTGGTAATTCTCTTCCTGGTTGGACACAAAGCAATCCTGCTGCAAGTGCCGATGCAATTCTTGCTGCTGATGCAAATGCACCAACTGGCGTATACTGGATTGGTAACGATTCTAATGATGCAAGAAGAGTATTCTGTTGCATGAATCCAAATGGTGCCAACAGTGGTGGTTGGATGGCAATCATGACAATTGGGAGACAAGCGTCAACACCATTATTGACTGCATCCGCAGTGGGAACTTTTCCAACAGATAACCCATATATCATTGGCAGCACCACACAAAACAAAATGTCTGATGCTGATATAGCATTTTTGGAAAATAATTTTGGTGGAAGTTATCCATACAAATATATGTTTGATTGTTTCCAACAAGATCAATCTAGTTATTTTTATGGAAGTAGAACATCTCCAAATGGACCTGCTGGATTGCCAAATTATCCAACAACAACTTGGCCATGGCCAGGATCTGTTTTGGCTGCCCCAGATTGCGTTCAAGGATTACCTGGAAAATCTGGTTTGTGGGCACGAATGACTTATTCATTTGATAGCAATCTTCAGTTAAGGGGAGCGATGAGTGGAAAGATCCGAAAGGGAAATACAAATAATATGACAATGATCTTCAATAGTGGTGGTAACCTGTATGATGTGACTAATACAAATAATAGTGTTGGTAGTGACCACCAGTATGACAGTACAACGTACTTATATGATTTCTACCAAAGTGGACAGAGCGGCACAAATGCTTATGCCACAACATGTAGCGATTCTCACAGTGGACCATATTCTTCTCAATCATCTTATAATTGTTACCACTCATATAACGTCATTTACGTGAGATAATTATGGAAAGAAAAGACTTAAGTATTGATGATTTAATGTCAAATCCTATTGGTCAAAAGGATTTACAGGAAACTCAACCAAAAGAATTTCCAGAATTGTCTAATAATGAAAGATTCAAAATTTGTGAATCCTGTGAGCACTTTAGAGCATCAATCAAACAATGCAAAAAGTGTGGATGCTTTATGCCACTCAAAGTAAACTTACCTGGGGCAAAATGTCCGATTGACAAATGGTGAACTAAATGGCAGCAATCCCTTTAAATCTACTACTGGAAAAAGGAACGGACTTTGATGCCACCTTTAATATCCAGAACGAAGACAACACTACTCCTCTCAATCTGACTGGATACACAGCAGAAGCAAAGATGCGTCGCAGTTATTATGCAACGACTGCGACAAATTTCATTGTGGATTTTGTTGATCGTTACAACGGCATTCTCAAGATCAGTCTAACCAATGCAACAACTGCTGGTTTAGATCCTCGTCGTTATGTGTATGATATTGTACTAACTTCACCACAAGGTATTAAGACTAGAGTTATTGAAGGAGTGCTAGAAGTAACACCAGGAGTTGTCTAATGGCAAACTATAATATTTCTGTCAAGACATCAAACTACAATGTTCTGTCTGAACCACAGCAGAAATATAACGTAGGTGTTAACTACGAGATTCCCAGTAAATATCTGCAGTATGGTAATGAGATTCTCAATACCACTAACTGGGTATTTGATGGTACAACAACAATCTATCCACTGATTGATCAGGCAGGTGATGTCTATACACCAGTCAATGATCAGCAGTTGATTGTTTCAATTAATGGTCTTGTACAAGTTCCTGGTATTGATTACACAACAAACAATACTGATCTTGTTTTCACAACACCACCAACAGCAGGTGACAACGTATATGTTGTTGCTCTGTCAACAACTGCAGATTTAACCAGAACAATCAACTTTGTTGTTGACTCTGGTTCTTCTCCAATGTCTGCTGGCATTAAAGGCGACATGACATTGGACGTTACTGGTAAGATTCTATCTTGGACAATTATTGGTGATCAAGATGGTCAAATCCAGTTTGATATCAAGAAAGTTGACTTTGCAAACTTCCCAAACTTTGCTTCAATTTGTGGCACTGAAAGACCACAACTGGGAGATATTGGTTCGGGTGCAACAGCAAGGATCAATAGAAACGAAACTATTACGTCGTGGAACCCAACTCTGAATGCAGGAGACATTCTGCAGTTTGAAGTTATCTACGCTATAAATATACAGAGGTGTGTCGTTTCAATGAAACTCGCACTCTGATTTTTGTATAAATAACATTATCATAGGTAAGAAACTCAAGGAGCACATTTAGATGGCACTTCTAGTCACAGACCAGGGTGAAATTGATTCGCTGCGTACATTGCTTAACGCGACTCATAAGATTC